ACTGGCCGGAAAATCTTTAGTCTGAATTGCATATAGTTTTACTGTTATCACAGGAGTAGCCGTTCCACTTCCACTTTTACTAATAACTCCATAAACCTGTCCACCACCATCAGACGGAGCAGCAGTCCTGTCAGTTTGGTCAATTTCAATGTAATCAATACTTCCTGCGTCACCAAAAGTAAATGCAGTACCAGAATAGTCTTTCACTATCCTAGCCTTGTATGTATAGCTATCAATAGGGTATGAAGCATTAAACTGAACAGTAATATCTGCATCAGCATCCTGCAGAATCTCCCAATTAGCATACGCTTTACTTGCTTCTGGCATTAAAACAAGAAAACAACGCTTGTTGAACTTGACTTAGTAGCTGAAATTGAATATGTATGCCCTTTTAGCAAGTGAAATACAATATCACTACCACCAACCGTTAAAGTTACATCAGCTGCTGTACCTTTCATGTGTACTGCTCTACAACATTTCTGGTCATTCCCAGTCGCAACTTCTGCAGCTGTAAAAGGTGCTACGGACTCCGCAACTGGATATTCCATAAGACCTCTATTTACGCCTACGCCCTTTGCCATAATTAACTCCTATTATTTTAATCCATACCTATTGCTTCAATAGCAATATTTGTTGAGCTACCACGTTTTACTATATAATTAGTTGCCGTGCTAGAACTACCTGGAATTGGTATAATCCAAGATTCTCCAGCATTTAATGTTGCTATATGTTCAGCATCTATAAATACTGTTACAGTATCTGTACTCGCATCACCTAATACTGTAGCGGTGGAATATTCAAATCCTGTGTTTTTGATATAAAGAAATGTTGTGTCACCATCACCTACATTAACCCCACCACTAGTGGCACTCAGATACGGTGTAGAACTTGTACCATTAGTCCATGTACCACCAAAGTCTGTAGCTCCATCAGTTGAAGTTGTCCCACTACCTCCAACAGATTTTCTAATATTTTCATGAATTGTATCATGTGCCATAGTCCCACCATCACCGCCTGATTCTTTAGCTACTGGCGTGGCAGATACAGACCATCTTACTTCATGTGTAGTTGCCATATTTACCTCACAGAAAATACAGGAATGGGATAAGTAATACTTACTCCAGTCCTCTTGTTGCTTTCGTTATCAGCAACTCGTTTCCAAAATTCTCTCATGTAATACTCTTTTCTTTCTAAGTCTCCGCTATTCTCAGCCAACATTGCTCTCACATAACTAACAACTGCTAGACTGAGCATCCTATTCAAATTTACGTGTGTTGTCTCTTCTGGTGAAGTAACAGCTGTTAAATCTGGATTAGTCCATGTGGTCTCATTCTCATCTCCAGTTGCAAGAGTATTAGGGTCTGCATTAACAAATGGGTTGATAAAAGCGGTATATTCAACTCTTAATCCCTCTGTAATAGCCTCATCAGGGTATTTATATGAATGAGAAGAATTGGTTACTACACCATCACTATTTACTCCCCCACCCCCATAATCACGCCTATACATCCATAATTCTATCTTCTTACCTCTTATTCGATAGAAATACTTAGTCTCTACATTATTACTCATGCATTTGGCTCCTTATCCTCAGATATAAGAGGTTGGAACGTCAATCTTCTTATTCTCTTGTATTTGTTCCCATCTTCAGTATCCAATACGCTAACATTGAGAAGAGACATTAAATCTGCCGGCAATTCATATCTATTATCATCACCATCAGCAGCTTTAGTAACACTAATTTTCTTCACTTTAACATCATGAGGAGTGTTTGATTGTACAAGATTAACAGCGTCTTTAATCCATGCAATAGTAAGTGTCGAATTATCAGCTCCAGCTCTTTCCATTATCTCTAAAACTGTCATTAGTATTTCCTACGCATTCTACTAGAAGATTTCACTTTATGAACTCGCTCCTTCTTCGCCTCTCTGAGCTGCTTGTTGTTGAGGAGCTGAGGATTGCCCACCTGTTGCAGCTGATAACTCACTAGTAGCCCATTGATAAAGACTAACAGACCTTTGTAAGGCTTCACCAGACTTCTTTGAATAATCAGAAGATACCTTAAGGTATCCATCTGCTTCTTGCATATAGGTTGCACAGAACATTAGGTCATTTTTGAATTTTTCACTATTGGTAGAAACCTTAGACTGAAAAGCTGATATATCGTTTTGGTATTGTGCTACATCTTTTTGAAAGTCTGCTTGAGCTTTTTGCAAGTTAGCTTGAAATTCAGCAATTTCAGTTTGAACCTTTGATGCTTCTGATTGAACTCTCCTTGATTCCTTATCTACCTCAGCTTGAAATTTTCTAGTGTCTTCACCAGCTCTCTGAGATTCTTTCTGAAGCTCAGCAGAAAACTTTTGGACTTGACCATTAAATCTTCCCAATTCCTTCTGTACTTCTGCATTGTACTGTGTTGCATCAGCCTGCACACGTGCATTCTCTTTAGCTAGTTCAGCTTGATACTTTCCAAGAGCGTTTGATACTCTTTGTCCTTCTGTTTGAACATTCGCCTGATGTTCTTCTATTAGAGTTCTTTGTTTTTGTAATGCATTACTAGCTCTGCTAAGCTCACTCTGAGCTGTCTGTATCACTGCAGAGACCAGTTCTGGGTCTTCTGCTGCTATTAAACTTTCAGCATCGTAATCAGCGCTTAATCCTCCACCTGTACTTCCACCAGTGTCTATTACTTGCATAGCTTTCTCCATCGCATCATCAAAAGACTGAGAAGCTGATGAATCATCAAAATTAAGCGTAAAGGAAGGAGGTACAAAATCAGGGAGAGCAGAAGTAATACTTATCTCACTATCCAATGCTTCACTTATTGAAAATGTTGGTAACGTCTGTCCTACTACTATTGAAGAAGGAAGAGACTCATTAAGTGTAAAAGCACTAGTAATAGTAGATGTAGATAAAGTAGGTGGAACAAATGTAAGTGTCTTTGATGGAACTGTAATTGTAGCACCTGATATATCTTTTGAACCATCATAAAAAGTAACTAATGTAGCTCCAATCTTAGTCCTAAATGTACCTACGGCAGTATTCGCATTAGATAATGCAGTCGCTGCACTTGCTCTATAAGAAGAAGATAGTCTCATAAAATCCATAGCACCAGCGTACATAACTAAGATATTTTCCCATTCTATAAGTACGTGACCTGAAGCATCAGATGTGTTCTCATCAAAGACCGGTGGAGCTGCGTAAACAATAACTCCCTTATCTCCAGCCTGTGATGCTACCGATGTTGGTGAACTCGCACCAGGCTTTGTATATGTTAAAGCTGGCGGACTATTAGTAGTAGTTCTATCATTAAAATCAGGTACTGGTTTTATATAAACCTTACCACTTAACTTGTAATATTTGGGGAAAACTTTTGTAGGGTGATAAATACTATTCGCATCATCCATAGCATAAGACATGTTATCGGGAACTTCTTTGCAAATCATACGTTTTGGATTGCTATTTAACGTACCGCTATGTCTATATACTGCTAATATTTTATCATAAGCAATCCCAGAGCCTTCATTAATAGTATCACTATCTCCAGCATCTGATTCCCATCCTTTTACCGTAGTTTCGGATGCAATACTCCATAAAAACTTTTCAGGTAGACTATTAACAAGCCATTTAGCTCCCATATTCAGATACGGGGTTAAATCAGTCGAATTGCTATCGTTACCTGTTACTCTATTTACTTTTTCCCAAATTGCTGCCATAATTCCTAATTTTGTTAATGGTTACCCCGCCAGGTAGAAAGGAACAAAAACCCCAGCGGGGATAACCTCGTACTTCCGTTTACGTCCAGTAAGCGTGTGCTTCAGGCATCTGCCACTCAAAGCCACCTTCTGTGAGTATCATATCAGTACGTTTATCATCACCAGTATGCTCTAATGACTTGACACCAACATAAACTGAGGTGTCACGATTGATTCCGTTACCAACGAGAGGACGATATTTCACGTACTTCATGTTGATTCCGAGAATCTTAACATTAGAACTATCGAGTGAGATACAACGAGTGACATTAATATCACCATAAGGTGTACTTATCGTAGTCAGAGGTACTCCAAAGAGACTCTTTTTACCAGATACAGCGAAATCCCAACGGGCGTTAGTGACACTTAGACTATTTTGAAATAGTGCGTCTGTCAGACCGTTCTGTGAACCATTCCCCAATCTCAGCAACCAATTATGTGTTGCTGTATCGCAGAAATAGACAGAAGCGGCACCGTTGTTATACCGCGGGTCGAGATAGTTACTCATATCATCAAGAAAGTCATCAGTAGTCTTANTTGNATAATNAATACTGAATGAGTTGCCTGAGTTAGTAACGAAATCAACTGCACCCTGCGTATAATACACAGAGCTTGTACCACTGCCAGATGAACCCTGAGCTGAGAATAGAGCAGCTTGCTCCATGTCCCATTTATGCTCAATGAGTTTATCTCTCCAAATACGTGCCCATTCATTGGGTTCGTACTTGAGAGCAGTTGCACGGGCGGTATTCGTCATAGCAAACTCACTACGGAAGATTTGAGTCTGTCCGTAAGAGGTGCTATAAGGATTGTCGTTCCATGACTGGTTAATAAGACCTGAGCCTTCAGCGTATGCAGAACCTACAACATGACACCGTTTGGCTTCTAACCCACCACCGGCAGAATTGCCAGCGATACTCTCAGCGTAAACATTAAGGTCTGGTGCATCACTTGAAAAAGATGTTAGGTATCCAGAAGAGACACCTTTAACAACTGTACAAGTAAGCAGAACTGCTTCAACACAGTTAGCCAGTATGTTTCCTGCACCTGAGCCACCAGTATTATTAGTATCACTAATATCAGTAGCTGAACCGACAGCAGTTACACGCACAAGCGCATAATCTGAGACGGTTGCATCGCCACCATCAGTGGCTGAAACATTAACCTTTACGATTTGATTGGGTAAGAAGAACTCGGGAGCCGTGTCTACGACACCAACATTGATGGCGCCTGAAGACTGGTTGTATACGTTTTGCTTATTGCCTTTGTTTTTGAAGTCAGTCGCTACCCAGAGTTTAATCGTATTCCCCGCAGCAACGGGGGTAGATGAACTCTCGTAGGTCTGAAGTGTAGAGTTATTGAACATGTCTGAATCATCAGACCTCCGATAACCTACAACATAGGCATAACGCTTGTGAATTGAACCACGCTTTTCGGTGTATTTAAACTGGGGGTCGTCCGTAGGTTTTTTTGCAACCTTCGCAACGAGCCTGAAAAAGGGAGTTTGGTCTATAGCAAGCTCGGTGAACCTCTCGGAGAAGTCGTACCTTCGCCTTAAATGACCAGTATCAGGGATTCCTGATGTTACTCTTCCAGTTGTACCTCCAGCCGATGGGACTCCGCTTAAAAAGCCAGCCGCATCAGATGAACCGTATGTAGCCATGATTTATTCTCCATTAGCTAGTTCCTCGTAATAAATCCTCGGCTCCACCCGCTTGTGAAATAGCGTTGAAAACCATGTCATCTGGGCTAGTTTCGACCTGTTCAGAACCAGCAGTACTCATACTAGCGGGTTTCTGTCGGACGTTCTTCATTTGCTGAACTACTTCTTTTCTAGTGTTATCGGCTATTGCCCTATCCCTGTTTTCTCTGTTGTATAGGTAGTAAATATCGTCCATAGAGAGATTTCTAGATTTCGCAAAGTCTACAACTTGACCATATTCATCATCAGAGATGTCATGGCGCTGTCTAAACGATGCTTCATCTGAAATCCTTTTAGACTCTTCTTGTTGCTTTCCAGCAAATTCGGAGAGTCTTCTTTGAACAACTTTGTCTACTGTGTTATTAAACACGTTAGCAGAGTCAGAGGCAGGGTCTGAAATAGCTTCATCGTAGTCGAAAATGAAGTCCTCATCCAGTCCTAACTCCTCCTTCATGGATTTCGGTGTGGAACCACCACCCTCATAATAGCCTCGCACATGCTTGACTAAATTCGGGTCTTCCTTGAGTGCATCGAGAATAGGAGAATATGGTTCAAGTTCTTTCAAACGAGTGTTAAGCCGTTGAGCTTCCGAACTTGAGTCTCCATACCTCTTTTCCCAATTATGCTCCTGCTTGCTATTTCCAGAGTTCCCTAAATTTTCTTGAGAAGTTGTCTGGGCTTCCTGTGATGGAGCGGTCTCGTCAACAGGAAACGGGCTATCTTCGTCCATTATGGCAGCATTAACTTCAGCGTCTAGACTTTCAAAAAAGTTTGACGAGTCAAAGTTGTCTGCCGTAGCAGTATCAGGGCTAGTTGTTTCTAGGTTAACTGTATCCTGCATTTCATTCATTTGGACATTCCTCCTAATTTAACATTAGTTTGAAGTTAATTTCAAGACTGTTTCTGAGAATCTCTCATACGCAGTCGCTCTTCTTTGATTGCTGCTTTCATTTCATTATCCATCTGTTTCGACATAGTTGAATAATCGCTTCGCATCTTGTCTCTTAGAAGTTTTTGTTGTGCTTTACTTAAATTTGTTTCCTTATCCATTTCATTCTCAGCAGACCGTACCTGGTCTCTTATTCCGGCCTGGACAACCTGCCTAGAGAGTGTTTCAATAGTTCCTTCCCTATCTGTAATAACATCTTCTAATTCTTCCACCTGAGCCTTTAATTGAGAATATATTGATTTTCTTTTCATGATATTCTCTTTTCCTCTAACATCTGTCTCAGCCAACATAGCAACATCATCAATAAGACCAGATTGATACCATCTAAAATATTCTTCCAATAATGCCCATCTATTAACTGGNAATGTTGAGCCGGCAATTATNCTNACATCNAAGGATGCTGTTGAATAATCTTTCCATTTCCCAATAGCATCTCCCAAATCATTGTATATAGGTATGTTAATTTCCACTTGTCTATCTTCTTGTAGTGCGCTCGGTTGTACAATTCTAAATACTTTCTGAGAAGTATAAGTACTCTGAGCCATTTGCTTAAATACTCTACCTAAATGCTCTAGACCTGGTTCCACGATAGTTTCCATCCAAGCCTTAATTCTTCGTGTCCCATATTCATCAGCCGCAAGTAATCCTCTATATGTCTCATGCTGTACCCCCGTATCTCCTTGCATAGAGGAATAAATTCCCGATAAATACTCCATATCAGTTTTTCCAACCTCAGATATGGTAAAGAAGGCATTATTAAGCGGGAGGGGTTGTACTGGCGTGGGAGGGGTGAATCCAGCACGATACTTAAGTAACGCTCCAGGAGAAGAAGAATACTGTTCCCACTCATCTTCGGGAACAGACCCTTCTTCATATAACCATCTAAGGTTGGATGAAAGGTTCGCATTATGAATCATAATTTGATGAGATTTATTTATTTCTTGCTGTTTTCCCACAAGAGGAGTCACGGCACTCATAGAAAAAGGAGTACCAGTCCACGTATAGGAAAATGGTACTATAGGATATTCAGAACATGGGAGAGTATATTCGTATAAGACTGTATCTGACCCTATACTGCAACAAAGCTTAACTCTTGTCTCATAAAACTTAACAGCTTCAACAACATTATTTTTAAACTCAACAGAATCAAGCATTTTTTGAAATTCTGCATCTGTAATTATGTGATTTTCAATCTTAGACTGTTGTTCAGTTATGCTTGACTCAATCATCTCTTGTTGTTGAGCCAATGCTTCTTCTGTCTCCTTTTGAAATTTTTCTAACTCTAATCCTGCACGCTCTTCAATCATTTCCCCTGCTTCAACGGCTTGTTCTAGTTCCATCTGCTTTTCTTTTAATGCTACTTGAGCTTCTTTCTTCATATCTGCCATTTGCTCTTGAGCTTCTTTTTGTATTTCAGATAGCTCTTCATCGGTGGGAGGGACATTCAAGAAAACATTTCTATAAGCAATTTTTACTTTTTGATATGTTTCGTACAAGTCTAATATTTCATCTTCCTCAGCAGTTGAAGGTTTGTAAGCTTCTCCCACCATATCATCCGGGAGAATAACATCGCTAGAACCAATATCTCTCATACTAAGAGTATTGGAAAATTCAGCACTTCCTGACGCTTTCTTGATTTTTGCTTGATGCTCTGGGAACAGTCTCATAACCTGTTCTTTTGGCATATCTTTCTTGATTATGATATAAGATGCATCTCTAAATAAGAAATCTCTACTCGTAGGGTCAACATAAACATCAAAAGGCTCAACTCTCTTAAATACAACTTCCCCCATTCCCCTATCCATATCTGGGTCAACATCAACAAGAAAATATCCTATCCCTTTAGTAAGAGCATCTTGTATAACTTGAGAATAAATAGACTTACCATTAGAGACATACCAACAATAATCAGCAATATCTGAATGAACAGCTGCTACTTCGACATCAGAACCTTCACTTCCTACAGCTTGCCATCTAGGACTATTAGCCGTAACAAAGTACTTCATCATCTCAATAACAGGAGTAATCCTATTTATAACAAAAGTCGGCATTCCTGCTTCTTCAAGAGAATGCTTCTCATTAACAGTTAGTTGTTCATTGAGATAAAACTCATAAGCTCGTTGCTGAACTCTTTGCCACTTAGCCCTATTTCCAGAGTTAGCTTTATTAAATAGATTCTTTACAATCTCAGCTTTTTTCTTTTTACTTAGTCGAGGCATTGTACTCCATATCTAGTTTCCTCATATCAGATTTTCTAGAAGGTCTAAAAGACTTTCCTTCTTCATATAAGGAATCAAGAGATTTTCTAATTGGGTGAGTTGTTTTCTTTCTAGTGTAAGTTTGCCACATAGACTTTGTTTTGCCGGTAGGTTCAGCTTCTGGTAATCCAAGTTCCTGCCTAGTGGAAAGTCTATTGGATGAAGGTCTTTGTGTCTCGTCAAATCTATTGTTACCCATTATTCTCCCACCAATTCAAAGTGAACTAAATCATCGAACTTATTGTCTTTTACTTCGGTGTCCATATCCCAGTCCCCGCCCCAGCGGAGCTTTAAGGTTGGCATCTTTTCTTCAAGCTTAGTTGCCATTCCCATTACAAACCCACTAAAGTAGTGAAATCTGTCACGGTCTTCCCAATCTACAGGGTAAGGAGCCACATCCACAGCCCTCGAAGGATTAGAATTGTGCTTTCCTTTGGGAAACCGAAGTTTGCTCCGCCCAGCGTCATATGCTTGATTTTGTTCCGCTTCACCTCTGTGTCCTTGTATAACTGTGCAATCGAAATATTTAACTACTTCCTTAAATAACTTTTGCAACCTTATATCACAAGTTGCTAATCTCTTTTTTGACCTTTTGCCAAATCTTGGCATTACGCTACCAACCAGCTCTTTGCTTTCCTTTTAGGCTTGAACCAGCCTGTTTTACCCTTCTCTTTCTTGTAGTTTGGGGGAAAAGCGTGCAGATTTGCATAATAAAGTGTTTCTATGGTGTCGTCATGAGCCATTCTTGGGCCGAATGTAAGAATTTCATGCTCTAAATCAAAGTTATTGTCCCTTAAATGCACAGTTCCCATGCTAAAACGTCCACTTAAGCCACTGTAGATTCGATTTCTCTTCTGCGTGCCACCCGGTTTTTGCGGTATTACAGCAATATCGAACCTGTTTAGCCTTCTTCTTTCGTCATTTAACGCCTGGAATATAGACCGGTTCATGGCAACGTCCTCTACAGTAGCGCTGGTACAATTATACTTATCATACAGAGATATTATGTAATCAACAACACCTTTTTTACCTATTATATCTCCATTGGAAGATTTTGAACCAACTGTTGGTATGCTTCTATGACGTTCATATTCGAGTACGAATAGATTATTATCTGTGTCCACACCCACAGCCATAATGACGCTGAAATCAGACTCTTTAGTATCAATATCAGTAGCAGGGTCACACCCGATAAATGTATTGATAGGTTTCTTTTCTCCGTCTTGTACGAGATAGTTAATGCCTTCTTCATGCTCATAGTATCCATTCCACTTTTTAACATCTTTTCTTCCCCACGCTGAATCTTCTTCACTCATAACTTCCATCATATATTCTTGAAAGAACTTTGATGACTGACCTGAATCTCTATAGAACTTCTTTTTCTCTTCTAACTTACTTCTAGAGAAGAAACTTGGCCAGAGGGGATTTCCTTTCTTATCTATAGCCTTGGCAGTGATTACATCCCAAGCAAAATCCTTACCCTCTTTCCTAGATATTTCATGGTTTCTGAGAAGGTTATTGATAAAACTATCAAAGTGTACAGGAGTCCCATTAACACGGAGACGACCAGTATGAGGCTCCAAAGCAGGGTAAACAACGGCAGTGACAAGGTTAGCGTTTTTAGCTCTCGCATCGTGAGTGATTGTATTTGCTTCATGTTCAAAATCGTCCAGTACTATTAAGTCATATCTCTTATGTAGCTTGGCTCCACCACGAATACCAGCAACATTACTTTTAGAGATTAGTTTACATCCATTCTTTAACTCTACATCTTCTTCAGTCCATTTTGGCCCGTGCATAGAACCAAAGTAGTATTTAATCTTTTCGTTGTTATCTAAGTGATACTTTATGTAATCCATGTTCCCGACAGCAAGTTTTTGTGTCGCTGATACCCATCCGTAGAAAAACATATCGTCAGAAGGACAGAATAAGAAGTCTTTAAGTATAGATGCCTTCGTAAGTACAGTCTTACCATGTCCTCTTGGGACTATTATTGCTAGTTGCTTTACTTCTTTATTGTCTATAGAGTCAGCAATCATGTAATGGAATGCCGGTGTCTCACTTCTTAAGAAGTCATCAGGAAGAAATAACTTACCGAATGCGATTAAGTCACTCTTCGCTAGTGACAGTATCTCTTCCGCTTCCGTTATCTTCTGGCTGTTTACGTTCATATTTATTCTCTAGGAACTTTTCAAAGTCTTCAGTTTCTTTTTTGTACTCAAGGTATTCTTGAAATTCTTGCTGTTGTAGCTGAAATACAGCCAAGAGATTATCTAGTCTATACCTGAGAGCTTTGATTGACCTAATGATGTCATGCTTGG